GACTTGATTGGACTCGCCTTGGGAGCCGCAGGCTGCTTCGGAGCCACCTTCACAGGGGCCTTTGCAACCTTCGCGCTCTTCTCGCGTTCCATTCGAGCCTTCCGACCTTCTAGGAAGTCACCGATGGCAATCTGATAATCCGGGAACGACGCAAGCTGTGGCATCTGCCGCAAAACCTGCTGCGCCTCCGAATACGTCGGATTACTACGGTCCTTCCACCAAGGGTACGCACTCTCCGCAACTGGACGGACTTGCTTGTAAGTGTTCAGGAACTGGTGCCGCGTCGGAATGTGAACATCCAAGGCATCCTCGACTCGTCGCCGAATCGCCTTGATCTCATCCGCGCTGTACTCTTTCCCTCCCACTTCGCAGCCGTCAGCGTTGTCCTCGCACCATCTCTTCAACTCCCGGGCCTTGCGGTACTCATCGCTGAGTTTCGCCTCGTCCCAGATGTCAGAGAACGGATTGTCGGTCGTCGCTGCCGCCTGCGGTACTGCCGCCTGCTGGTCGAGTGCTTCCAGCTTCGTCCGCGCCTCATTCAGCTCCCGCTCCAAGGCTTCCGCTTTTGCTGCGGCTTCCTTTTTCTGAGCGACCAACTTGTTGATGCGCTTCTGGACTCCAGCCGGTTCGTCCTCGGTAGCGTCTTCAGTCTGCTGAGAAGTCTCTTCTTCCTCAGCGGGATCCTCCACGGGTGTCGCCTCCCCGGTCTCAGCAGTCTCGGACGCTGACTCCTCGGCAACCGGCTCATCTGCACTCGCAGCGGCTGGTTCCGGTTCCTCGACAGCTTTTGTCGGAGTCTCGGAGAACCGAGTTTCCAACAGTTTCGCCAACGCCACCGTGTCGAGCGGGAGCGGGTTGAGCGGTTGTGCCGTGTTTTGTTGGGGTGTCGCTTCCCCGGTTTGTGTTGCTTCCATGCTTTTTAAGCCCTGCAAGTCGGGCATACTACGACAGGGTTTAACGCTAAACCCAGAAAGCTGAAGCCCTCATGGACTACGTTACCGCTAACGTCAATCAATTATTCTTGGGGAGCTTCCAGCTTCAGACCCATCTCCACGAGGAACGAGCGTGCATCCGATAGAGCAGCCGCTCGTCCGCAATTGTAGGCCCTCGCCTCTGAAGTCAGTGCCGAGTTGATCGCTGCGGACACCTCGTCAGCAATCAATTCACTCAGCACTTGCCGCAATGCACGGAGCACCGGCTCATGCTCGCCCACACCACCCAGCGCCATCTTGAGCTGTTCGTCAGTCATTCTCATTGAGGAGTCGCTCCGGGTTGCACACCAAGACGTCCAGTGACCGCGTTCTGCTGCTGTTGGACGCTGAATTGCAGGTTCTCCACGTACTTCTGCAGATTGGCTTGGAACAACGGATCCGCTTGAGCCTGCTGCTGGTATTTCGGGTTCGCCTGCAGGATCTGCTGCGCAAAGTTAAGCCTTGCTTGAGCTGTGGGATCGTTCTCACGCAACTTCGGCGGATTGCCAAGGCTCATCAGGCCCAGTTCATCGTTGGTCTCGTCGAACATCTTCTGCGAGGCCGGTCCAGCCTGCATGATAAGCTCATTCGCAAGCGTCGGATCAATCGCACGCAGCGCCAGACCCACGAGCTTGGTGCGATCCACCACGCCAACGCTGTCCAGAGGTAACACGAGGCTCGAAAGCGCCTTGAGCTTCTCGGTCACGAGGTCGGTCTGCAGCTCGCGCACGTCGAACTTCAGCGAAACATCGAACTCTTGGACGTTGGTGCTTAGAGGAACGTTGCTTCCAGTGATACGAGCCACTTCCTCTGGCCCGGTGTACTGCAGCGTGAGGCTCAGGACCTGTCGGAACGCCTCGGTCCAGCCGTGCAGCCAGTTGTTAACGAGCCTCTGCTGGCGCATCTGGGTAAGCGCAGGAGGCACTTTTTCGGTGGGACGGCCAAAGTACCGATCCACCTGCGTTTCGATTGCTGCGATGAGGTTGAACGCCACGCTCGGCTCCCGCGCAGGCGGCTGCATGAACGATATCTCACCCGGACGCAGCACAGGAATCTGCACAGCAGGACCTAGACGCAGGTTTCCGCCCCTCGTCTTCGGCACTTGAATCGGAGGAATCGTGTTGAGGCTCGTGTAGTCGAAAATCGAGTCGCGCTGGGCCTTGATTTCATTCTGCCAGGTGCTGCAGATCTCAGGAACACCACGGCTCTCGACGATCTTCCGATGGATCACCACGGAACGCCACACGATGAACGGATACTGACCGTGCTCGTAGTCGATCAGCTCGAACTTGCCCCAAGCATTGCCCACCTGCGGGCAGAACACCGTGCAGTAGACGCCCGGAACACCGTCCTCATCGAGCGCCTTCTGGTAGGCGTACACCACCTCGATCAGGTTCTCACGGTCCAGCACCGCATTATTTGTTAGGCCGATAGTGTAGGTGTAGTCAGAGAAGTTGCTGAACCGTCCTCGGGTGGCAATCGCCTGCTTGGCCCATTCCTCATCCCAATCATCCGTCTCGACATGCTGCATCACCTCAATCTCGGTCATGTAGCAGCGTCGGAAAACCACACGCGCACTCTGGATGTCGGTCGTCTCCGGCGGGAACGCCAGCTCATCGTAGGGAGCCAATGCCGCAACGCTCGGAGAGTTCTTCACCAGCGTCGGCACGTAGATCTCGCACTCACCCTCCTCACGCAGGTCCTTCACGCACTCCAGAGCCTTGCGCTTCTTGAGATTCGGGAAAGCCGCCATGAGCAGCTCGGCCAACTGATCGGTGGCATCCGGATTGGCCAGCAGGTTCGGCAGGTCCGCCAGAACGCTGCCTTGAGGACTCTGCGCCGCGATCTGCATGAGCTGCTCGACCGTGACGTACTGCTCCTTTTGCCCGATCTCCTGCTGCCACGAGACATGAACTCCCGCCCATCCGTAGGTCCACAGGTACTGGCTCAGCAGCTCCACCTCTCGGGTCATGTCCGTGTAGAGCTTCTGGTTCATCACCCAGTCCATGAGGCTGTGCGCCGTCACCGCGGTGTCCAGATTCCGCACGTTCGTCGGGGCTACACGCAGCATCGAGCGCCAGAAGGCTGTGGAGCACACGTCAACCAGCCCATTGACCACCTCGTCAGCCAGCGGGATCCGCGTATCGGACGCACCGTCCCAAGGGAACGCCATCTTCCCGTTCGGCTGGTTATCATTCCACTTCTTGCCGTCACCGCTCTGACCGTCCCAGCGGCAGTACCGGGTGTTCTCAGCCTGACCAACCCGAGTGCCAAGACCAAAGTCCGTTGCCGCACGGAGCAGTTCCTCGTTCAGCGCACCCACGTCAGGCGCGTCACCCACGTGCGCCATTGCATCACCACTGGTCTTATAACTCGTCGCGTATTGCATCTGCAGCCCTTTGGTCTCTTTTTGGCTAAAAAGCAACGCTAATACCCCCCTCCGCCGTAACTATCCAGCCCACCGGCACCCACATGCTCGATCTTGGAGATCAAAAGCATGCCCAAGCAGTCGATGGGATCCTTGGATGCACCCTTCTGACCATCACGTCCAGTATGCTCACTCATGCACCAGATTAGATTGTGCAGGTCATCCACCACGTAGAGCCTCGGCTCGTTCAGTGACGTCAGTGGCTTGGTGGCGTCGTAGCTCAGGTCCGAGTTGATCGCAGCAGTCCGCTGGTCCACCGGCACGCCCGGAGCTGGAATGAACGCCATGCCATCGTCCTGATCGCTAGGCTCGGCCAGTAGGTCAATCAGCGTCGTCCCACCCTGCTCGCTCAGTGCCGGACTGCCACCCGCTCTTGGGTCAATCAGCCGCATCACCGGCTCCCCACGGCCAATCTCCTCCTCGATGGTCCGGAACAACTGCCGGTACTCGATCACGCTGCGACCCGCCTCTAACGTCTGCGCCGGACCCGGTTTCCCATCCGACTTCTCTGATGGCAGTGCCCACTCGCCGTACCCGGTGAAGTCCGGGAACTCGCGCACCACCACCTTCCGGCCATCCTCGTAGACCAGCATCCACAGGCAGTACCAGTTACGGCTGCCTGCCGGGTCGCAGACCATGTACAAGGTACCACCATCAGGAATCTTGCTTCTGGGGATGCAGTGAGTCTCAGGCCGGAACCTCGCAAATGCCTTGCCGATGTTGTCACTCGCCCAGCCATAGGCACGCGTCAGGATCTGCCCCATCGGCGCA